TCCTGTGTTGCCTCGCGCCTTGAGCTTGAAGGCGGCTTCGAGGGAGACCGTGGCAGCCGGGTCCTCTGGGTCGCCGTACAGCAGGGTGGCCACGTTCATGAGCCCGGACAGGCGTGTGTCCTCCTGAATGTCCCGGATCATCTCCTCGGTGGTACGCTGGCGCTTGTAGTACTCGGCGATGACGTACACGTCGCCCCATGTCCCAACCTGCACAAACAGCACGACGTTCGGGTTGGTGTAGCCGTAGTCAGCGCACACGAACAACGGCAGCTTGGGATTGTACATGGCGTCGACCACGTTCACCTCCTCGTCGAAGTCCTTGTAGACGCGTCCGACGAACTCGGTGAACTCAGCGCCGATCTCCTGCTTGAACTTCTCGGCGGACATGCCCTTCTCCATGTCGATGATCTCGCTGTCGTACCGGCCTCCTGGAAACAGGATGTTGTTGGACCAGGATGGAGCCTTGATCGACCACCACAGTTCGTCCTTGGGGTCCTGTCCGCGCTTGTACAACTCGTAGAACCAGTTCTTGCCTTCCGGGGTGGACGTGAACTCCGCCCAGCCATGGTAGTCTGCGAGCATCGGACGGATGAACTTGGGCCACACGGTCGGCTTGATCTTGGACGCCTCTGCGAAGATGACGCCGTGGAGCGCTTCACCGACGAGCGTGTTCGGGTACTTGCTGCTCTTGGCGTGTACCTGGAAGGATCCGCCATACATCGACAGGTCCATCTGCCCGCTGTCCGGGTTGTAGTACGTGCCCGGCTTGTCCATGTGGCCGTTCAAGTGCTTGATGGTGTCGTAGAGCACGCGGAACTCCTTCTCGGCGTCCGAGTACTCCGGTCCAACGATCCAGTACTCTGCGCGCTTGCCTGTTCGGGTCAGACCCTTGGCGAACTTGGCCTCCAGAGCGGACACCGCTAGGCGACGACCTCCAAGCTGGCTCTTCCCGAACCGACGACCGCAATCGGCCACCAGGAACCGATGCTGGCTCTCAGCCGCGTGGATCCGGCGCTGCTCGGTGTGCGGTGTGTATCCGAACGCCTCGAACGCCTTGTCCATGCTCACGCGTCTCGCCATCAGATGCTCCGCCGGAACGCGTCAGCGCCGAACTCGAACAAGCCCCGGCTGGACGACGCCGTCTGATCGTCCGGAACCATCACAACGTTGCCGCTCATCTCTTCCCTCTGCATGTCTGCTGTCGTGTACTCTGCGTAAGCCGCCCAGCCATACACATAGCTGTCCTCGTGTCCACGCTCGGCGCTCATGACCGCCACGAACTCGCGCACAGCCTTGCCCAACGCCGTACGAGCCGCATCCAGCGCCTCGGAATCCTTCCCAGCCATCAGTCGGTCTCCCCATCTGCCAGCTCGAACGTCTGGCCTTGCACGTTGTAGTCGATGTAGTTGAGTAGCCCTTGCGTGACGATGCCGGACTGGCCTTCCTTGCCACAGTACACGAGCAGGTCGCGGTCGTCCTCCGCCGACGAGCCACAACCCTGGAGGATGTAGCCGGTGAGCATGATGTTCATTCCGTGCTCGTCCGACATGTGGCTCTCCAGAGCCGCCTCCAACGCCTTCTTTGTTGCCTCGCTCATCGTGCTACTCGGTTCCTCTCGGCCTTGGGTTGAAGCGTGGACGCTCTGGACGCTTCCGCACCTCGTTGGACGCTAGGTGCTCCTGGTCGTAGTGGCGCATGATGGACTCGCCCATACGCGGCCTTGTGTGCTCCAGGGTGCATCCCACCATCGAACACTTGGGGAAGTCGCCGACTGCCTCGATCGTCGCCTTGTGTGCGCGCTGAGCGTCCGTCACCGCGCTCTTGGGCGTGAGTATCGGCAACGTGTCCGTCCGTGTGTGCTCACGCGTCTTCGACAGGTGGTCGTCGATGGCGTCAGCCGCGTCCCTGAGCATGTCGGCCAGCTCACCGGCTCCCTCGTCGCTGCGCGGGACACCGCCCGCCTGAATCCGCAACACCGGGATGCCGGGTGTCTTCTCGTCCGCCACAAGGGCGATGACGGCGTGTGTGCCTTCGAACCCATCATCCTCTGCGATGGTCAGGGACAGCCTGAATTGCCTGTCAGCCGAGTCAATCATCTTCCTCCTCCTCCACGTCTACTAGTACGCCTTCGAGCACGTCGTCGTAGGACTTGCCCTTGTCTACGGTCACGTGCACCTCGGAAGCAGCGTTCACCTTGCCGATGACACGTTCGAAGATACCCTCAGCGGCTCGGAGACGCGCTGCGTCGCCCGGCTGGAGGTGTCGGCTGTTCAGGATCTCCCGATACGCCTTCTGCGCCTCCGGCACCGTCTCTGCAAACCACGCCATGAGTCGGATCTGCTGCTGGCTGCGAAACGCAATGGCAAGCTCTCGCGGAATGTTCTTTGTGGGACGCCCGCTAAAGTGTCCATTCTTGTCCTTGAGCTGCATGCGGGTTACTTCATCATCGTCGAAGTCCTCTGAGCTCAGCTTTCCGTCCAACCACATCTGCATGCGTGGGCTGATATTGATCCGGTGTTGCACGCGCTTTGGCTTGGCCAGACGTGCCACCTCGCTACCCATGAGTTGGAGTCCCGAGCACTGCAGAAGCTGGAGACCTAAGTGCAATACTCGATGCACTATAGGCTGTGGTTGTCTGGGTGGGCGCGTGGTAGACCAATCCGCTGTTTACCAACCATCCCGGAAACTCATCGATGTCAGCCTTGGAAGGTTCGACCGCAAGATAGTGTGAATGCCACAGGACTCGGTCAGCCGTCTGCACCACCGCCTCGCCAAGATCCACGATCGCTTGCTGCATGACCGCCTGCAGATCCGCCCCATCAACGAGGAACTCGCCCACATCCGCGCTGTTCGGGAGCGTGTACCACACAACGGACGGCGTTCCGAGGGAAGCAACCCCATCCTCAGCCACGAATCCCAGCGCTACAAACTCCCGTGCAGCAACGCCATGCTCGGCCCATGCAGCCTGAGATGCAAGCTCAAGAATCGCGCTCATGCTCCCAACCCCTTCACACCGTTGCCTTCTCCGGCCTCCCCAACTTCGGGAGCACCGTCGATGTAGCCGTTGGTCTGAGCGTTCAAGCGCGCACGCTCTTCGGCCCTCGCTGCAGAGAGAGCCATGTCCTTCTGGTATGCAGCCAACTGAGCCGCGCTCATGTTCCCGATCTCCAGCGCCGTTGCTGCAGCACCGACGACATCAGTCCGCCCGGCATCGTAGTCATTCAGCCCCGCAGTGCGCATCAGCCGTGCACGCCGACCAACACCGGATGCAACACCGGACAGATCGATGAACGACCCATCAGGCATCAGTTGTGGTGAGCCGTCGCCTCCGCCGTACTCGGACCGCTGTCCAGGGTAGCGCTCTTTGTTCGCCATGGTCTACTCCTCTTCCGTCGAAGCCGACTCAGACGAATCAGCTAGCACCAAGCCTACGTCAGCCGCCACCGTAGCAACGCCTCGACGCTTCAGGACCTTGAGCTCTGCAACGAACACATCACCCATTCGTTCCCGCTGTTCCTCGTGCACCACGGCGTATGCACGGCGCTTGGCAACTTGGACCAGGATCGGATCCACCTCGCCCGGAGCCACGAACACCGGCTCAACCGAGCCGTCCGGCCTGCCTCGCCCTCTGTGCCGCGTTCCGAAGATATTCTCGTATGGCGAAGCCTTCGACAGGGATGCCGAAGACCCGCTCTGCTTGTTTGTTGTCATGAATTCATTTTACCTGAAACGGACATCATCCCGCAGATATGCCAATTGAGCGTCCGGTCTCAAATAAATCACTCTATAACTACTACTTACTACAACTCTTCTTCTTCTTACGTTAGTGACTAGTTACCCTTGAGGACCAATTGCCGGAACCGCCGAGCCGACCGAGAGAAATATTTGCCCAGAACTTTTCACACCGCCACAATCACCCCACAATACCACACAATAATCACCCTTTGATTGTGTCAATTTCTCTCCGAATTGTGAGAGCAAATTCAACCTCCCAATTATTGAGGAGCAATTGAACGATTGTGTCCGACAGAATTTATAAGAGAGAGTGATATTTTTCGGACCGGCGGACCATTTCCGCTCGAAGAACTCATTGTTTACGCACTTCTCAAACCGCATTCTTCCAGCCGCTGTAAACCGCCACGCCTCCGGTCCCACAATAACCACCCAATTCGCCTTCAACCAATTGAGTCGGCCAGCTACCCTCCGATTGAGGGAAAGCTGGCCGACATCTCGCCCCGGTTACAACGCAGTCGAGGGGCGCAATTCTGCGAAACAGAGACGAAACACAGAATCCTTGGTGGTTGGGGTGGGCTAG